AATCAATCGCATACGATGTAATATTCCATTCCCTCAGGTTAAAATCAACTATGTTTACGAAGGGGGGATGGGGGGGAAAACCAGGACGATGGAAAAGCTCGAAAGGCACTTAACTATCTTTTTTATACTTTTTGTAATCTAAGGTGTATCTAGGGTTTATACTTAGTAGTTGCTTTGTAGCTCGGCGATGAAGCATACCTCGCAACCGCCATAAAGGCGGTACATCTTATATAAATAATATTATGGACAAGAAAGAAAAAAAAGAAGCTAACGCTTCTAAAAAAAAGAAAGAAGCTATATATTATATATACTCTTTCAACTTCTGTCAAATATTTCAGTATATTTTACATAAGTACTTGACAAAATGATTAAAGTAATATAGGATATAGTGCTGATGCTGGAAAATTTGTTTCTTTCACGCAGTTGAAGGGGGTGATCCAATATCTCGTCCTGGTGGTCGACGTTAAACTTCCACCCTAACTTCCAAGAGGATATATGCTAAGTGATGATCTGAAGAACCGGTACATGCCTACTCCGAAACGACGTGTTCAAGGTCCTGGAGGATATCGGCGGCATTACTCGGATAACCAAAAGCTAGAAGCTGTAACGACTTTCCTGATGCTTGGATCTCTCAAGTTGACATCAGGAGTTTTGAAGATTCCCTACGATACCCTTAAACTCTGGCGAAAGAGTGAGTGGTGGAAAGATGTTGAGAAAGATCTCCGTATCCAGGATGATCTCCAACTTTCCAAGCGTCTCCAGAATTTAATGAACAAATCCTTGGATGTAGTTGCCGATCGACTTGAAAACGGTGATTTCATTTATGACCAGAAAGCCGGTGAAATCCGCCGTAAACCGGTTTCTATGAAAGATGCACATAAGGTATCAATGGATGTTGCCGAACGGCGTGACGTGCTTATAAACCGGCATCTAGAGGAAAATTCGATTACTACTGACAAGATCGAGACTCGACTTGCAGATCTTGCTAAAGAATTTGCTCGAATTGCCAGTAAAGTTACCTCTGGACCAGTTGAAGTGACTGATGTCCTTTTTGTCCAAGAAGATAAAGAAAATGCCCCGAAAGAATCCTGATGGAACCCGAGACTATTCATACGACACCAAATACGAAGCAACCAAGCAACACCGTCACGAACGGAGTGAGCGAGTTCTTGCTAGACGAGAGTTGGCAAAGGAAGGTAAAGTTCACAAAGGTGATTCGCAAGATGTTGATCATAAGCGCCCGTTATCTAAAGGTGGTTCTAACCAGCGATCCAATCTACGAGCAATCAGTGCTCATACAAATCGATCGAAAGGTAATAGGAGTAAATAATGCAAGTTACTGCCGAAACAGTTGCAGGATTTGTCGGAAGTATTCTGGCACCGAAATTTGAAGATTCGTGTGCCTCTCCTGAATTTCATACAGAAATGTGGGAACTTTGTTGTAGTAAAAATAAATTTGTGGCAATAGCTGCACCGCGTGGTCAATTGGCCTCGCGTTAAACACGATTCAAATTCGGTGAAACCCAGAACGGGCAATACCGAGCCAAGCTGGATTGTTCCAGAAGGTGTAGAGACTAGACGGGTCGTATTAATTATTAAGGATAATAAATGTCAAGATCGCATGAACTTGCGTGGGCAGCCGGATTCTTTGATGGAGAGGGCTGGATCAAGATTCAAAGTCGTGGTAATAAACTGTATCAAGGATATTATCTTCGCATTGGAATTAATCATGTGAAACGAGATCCACTTGATAAAATACAAAAATTGTTTGGTGGTAATATTCGACTAGACAGTAAAGTTCAAGGAAACAGAAAACCTCGTCATGTATGGACTTTATCAACTGCTTCAGCACAACAAGCATTAATTGAAATGATGCCTTATTTTGCTAATAAAAATGCAGTGGCTGAACTTGGATTGGAATTTCAACAAACTGTTGGTAAAACTGGTCAAAGAGTTTCAGAAGAAGTTCAACAGCAAAGATTCTTGATTGCTGACAAGATTAAATATTTAAATTCCTTAGATTAATAAAGGTATAGTCCATGCCAATAGGAATATTGGAACAACATACATGCAAAGAGTACTGCGGTAACACTTGGATATGGCCTGGCTACACTGTTATTTCGAGAACGGAAGTTTATGCTTCTGGTATCTGACACAGAATCTCAAGCCAGTATCTTCCTAGGGAATATCAAATTAGCTCTTCAGGAAAATGAACAACTGATTGAACTATTTGGCCTGAAGAAGAATGAAAAGGGAATGGTTGCGTTTGTCAAGGATTCGGAAACTGACATCGTAGTTGAATTTGATGATGGTCATAAATTCCGGATTATTGCCAAGGGTAGTGAACAAAAGCTTCGTGGTCTTCTTTGGAATAACTCTCGTCCCGACATCATTATCTGTGATGATATGGAAAATGATGAACTTGTAATGAACAAGGATCGACGGGCTAAATTCAAGAGGTGGTTCAAAGGTGCATTACTTCCTTGTAGGTCTGACTCTGGCATCGTACGTATCGTTGGTACTATTCTGCACATGGATTCTCTTCTTGAGAATTTGATGCCAAAACCGTATGATAAACAGACAGTAACTCAACCACTCAAGCAATACAGTACACGACGTGCAATGTGGAAAACGATTAAATATCGAGCCCACACTGACAATTACAAAGAACTACTCTGGCCTCAAAAGAAGTCGGCTGATGAGTTCAAGATGCTTCGCCAGCAGGCTTTTGAAGATGGTACTCAAGATATCTATTCTCAGGAATATCTGAATATCCCGATCGATGAGTCGAGTACCTACTTTCGTAGGGCTGATTTTCAAGCGATGAAGGAAGATGATTACAAGCAACCTGTTAGATATTATGTCACTGCCGATCTGGCTATCTCTGACAAAGAAACAGCAGATTATTCTGTGTTTATTGTGGGAGCAGTGGATGAAGAGCGAAGACTACAAATTCGAAATGTTATCCGAGAACGATTGGATGGTCGTGAAATCGTTGATACCATCCTGATGCTTCAAAAGATGTATCAACCAGAAGCCATCGGTATTGAAGAAATGCAAGTCTCAAAAGCTATCGGACCGTTCCTTCGGGAAGAGATGATTAAGCATAATAACTTCATTTCTCTCTATCCGCTGAAGCATGGCGGAAAAGATAAATTAACTCGTTCCCGATCAATTCAGGCTCGTATGCGAGCATCTGGATGTAAATTCGACAAGTCCCAGGATTGGTATCAAACCTTCGAAGATGAGTGCATGCGCTTTCCACGAGATAAACATGATGACCAAGTTGACGCATTCGCATATCTTGGACTTATGCTTGATGTGATTGTTGAAGCACCTACTCGTGAAGAAATGGAAGAGGATGAATACCAAGAAGAATATGAGAAATCTGGTCTTGGATTCCAAGGTCAAAGTGAAACGACAGGATATTGACTAAATGGCAATTAACAACACGCCCGGTGGGGCAATGGATGCAATGCAATCCGGCACCCAAGGTGGCGGGTTTGATCCGAATCAAGATCCGTATAATCTTCAAGATGTGGCCCAGCAAGCTGGTCAGCAACAGCAACAAATGAACCAGATGCCTCAACAACCACAAACTCCGGATATTCCTCATCCGGATCAGCAACAACCTAATCAACGTCTTCGTGGATTTATTGAAGCTGTTAATATTGCTGAGAAACTTGATCACGATACTTTGAAGAAGATTGGTAATGAAGCAGCAGAAGGATTTGAAGTTGACTTAATGAGTCGGGATATTTGGGAACGTAAGATCGATGACTATACGAGACTTGCTCAACAAATTCAAGAACAAAAAGCATATCCTTGGCCGAAGTCTTCGAATGTCAAGTATCCTCTTCTATCTACTGCTGCTATGCAGTTTGCTGCACGAGCTTATCCGACTTTGGTGCCTTCGGATGGTCACTTGGTTCTTGGGCAAGTAATTGGTAAAGATCCTGACGATAAGAAACAGGAACAAGCAGACCGTATCTCGACCTATATGTCCTATGATATTATGCATCAGATGGATGGTTGGGAAGAGGGGATGGATAAACTTCTGATCATGCTTCCGATTGTTGGAGTCATGTTTAAAAAGACATATTGGGATCCCATCAAAAAAAAGAATTGTAGTCATGTATTGCTGCCCAAACATGTAGTTGTAAACTATTGGGCAACCAACATGTGCGATGCTGAGCGGATCAGTGAAATTATTCCGATGACCAAACGAATGGTCAAACAGCGTCAAATGAGTAAGTTGTATTGTGATATTGATCTTGGCGCTCCTCCGAGCATTCCTTTTGATGTTCATCCGAAGCAAACTCAATGGATGCCAAGCAATGATGACACTACACCTTATGAAATCATCGAGCAACATTGTTACTATGATTTGGATGATGATGGCTATGCTGAACCCTATATCGTCACCTTCCATCGCCAAACTCGCAAAGTTCTTCGGATCACTGCCCGTTATGATGAAAGTACTATGTTGTTCAATGATGATGGTACTCTTGCTGGTATTGAACCTATTGAGTATTACACTAAGTTTGGGTTTATTCCAAGTCCTGATGGTGGGTTTTATGATATCGGCTTTGGTATGCTTCTTGGCCCGCTTAATGAATCTGTAAACACTTTGATCAATCAGTTGATCGATAGTGGTACTCTGAACAATCTTCAGTCCGGCTTCATTGGAAAGGGGCTTCGGTTGCGCATGGGAGACATGCGCTTTATGCCGGGCCAGTGGCAAGCAGTTAATGCAGTTGGGGATGACCTTAAGAAACAGATCTTCCCCCTTCCAACGAAGGAACCTTCGCCAGTCTTGTTCCAACTTATGGGAACTCTTATTACTTCTGGTAAAGAACTGGCATCTGTAGCGGACATCTTTACTGGTAAGTTGCCAGGTCAGAATACTCCAGCCACGACAACGATGGCATCTGTAGAACAAGGTATGAAAGTTTTTACTGCAATCTACAAACGAATTTATCGTAGTCTTGCAGAGGAATTCTGTAAATTATTTAAACTCAATGCAACATACCTCGATCCACAGACGTACTCTGCCGTTGTTAATGAGCCCATTGATCCACAAGACTTCGACGAAACGACGTATCGAGTTATCCCAGCAGCTGATCCCAATGCAGTCAGTGCACAGGAGAAACTGCAAAAAGCACAGGGTCTGCTTGAATTGCTCCCTCTTGGAGTACTCGATCCTGTACAGGTTGTCACCCGCGTTCTTAAAGCACAGGAACAGCCAAACTTTGAGCAGTTGTTCAACCAAGCAGTTCAACAAACGGGTCAGATGCCACCTCCGACACCTGACCCAAAGGTCCAACAGCTTCAGATGCAGATGCAAGCAAAGCAACAGGAGTTGGGTCTGAAGTCAGCAATGACTCAACAACAAATGCAACTTGATTCTCAGAGTAAACAAACTCAGATGGCAATGGAAGCTCAAGAGCATCAACAGAAGATGCAAATTACGCAACAAGAAGCACAAATGAATGCCCAAGCTGAGATGCATCAAGTCCAAGCTAAGATTGCTGCTCAACAAGCAATGGATCATTCAAAACTTCAACAGCAACAACAAATGCACGAGCAGGGAATGGTGCAGAGCCATGAAACCCATCAGGCCAACGTGCAGGCCACTAAGGAGAAAGCAAGATTACAAGCCCAACACAAATCTTCGCCGACTGGCGGAAAGAAGAAATAACTTTCGCAGTCTTTGAATATCTCAAACAATTGAGAGCAACTATTTTGCAAGACCTAGAGTTTAATGCTGGCAAAGATGCCCTACAAGATCGCTATAATGCGGGAGTCCTTGCCGGTATTAATGAAGTGCTGAATATGACAGCGTCTGATATTACCGAAGAGGAGAATGTAGAAAATGACGATTAAAGCAATTTTGCATCGTTTGGTAGTCAAGCCGATTGAACTTGAAGTATATGATGAAGTAGAAGCAAAGCTTAAAGAATTGGGCATGGAACTTGGACGAACAGAGGAATCCAAGTATCGCCACACCCAAATTGACCAAGGTTATGTCCTTGATATTGGTCCTACGGCATTTCTGGATTATGTAAAGAAGCATGATCTGGCAGTTCCGGTAAAGCTTGGTATGTTGGTGACGTATGCTCGCCATAGTGGTAAAGCAGTTAAAGATCCCAGTACAGATACTGAAGTTGTAATTCTCAATGACGACGACATTCTGTGCTATCATCTGGAGGCAGAAAAGAATGTCTGATCAAGAGAATAATAACACTCCCGAATTTACTCCTGTTCAACAAGAGGCTCTTGAACAAGGTTGGGTCCCTAAAGAAGAATTTGATGGTGATCCTGAGAAATTCGTTGATGCTGGTGAGTTTCTTCGACGTGGTGAATTGTTCCGTAAGATTGAATCTCAATCCAAGGAACTTAAAAAGACCAATGCCGCTCTTGCAGAGTTGGCCCGCCACAATGCCAAGATTCGTGAAGTCGAATACCAACGTGCTGTCGAAGATCTGAAAGCTCAAAAGAAGACTGCTCTTGCTGAAGGTGATGCAGATAAGGTTGTCGAGATTGATGATAAACTTGATCTGGTAAAGGATCAACAACGTCAAGCTACTCAACAAGCCGTTCAACAGGCAATCCCCCAAGAAGTTCACCCGGAACTCCAAAATTGGATGGGTAATAATCCTTGGTATGAATCAAACAAAGCCATGCGTGGCTGGGCTGATGCCCGTGGTGTAGAACTTGCTGAAGAAGGTAAGTCTCCCCGAGAAGTCCTTAAGACTCTCGAAAAAGAAGTTAAAGATCGTTTTAAAGAGAAGTTCACCAATCCCAATCGTGAACGTGCTGGTGCAGTTGAAGGCGTCCGTGGACGTCCTGCTTCTAAATCCGAAGGCGAATATGAATTGAGTGATACCGAGAGAACGATCATGAATACTCTTGTTAGCCAGAAGGTTCTGACTAAAGAAGAGTATATTGCTCAACTTAAAGAAGTTAAAGAACGTAAATAATCCCAGAGGATCAATATTATGAACCGTAAATCTATCGCGAACGAAACACAAGGGACTGCGAGTGCACGTCCGAAACGTACTCCGGTTGGGGCACGTCCTCGTCTGGCCCTGTTTGGCAAAGATCCGAATTTTGAATATCGTTGGGTCAATGACACACCGGGCAATGTATCAACGTATAAATATCATGGGTGGCAACTCTGCACCAACGATGAAGTGGATACGGGAAATTTCCGTGCTGAACAAGCTAGTGATGTTGGCTCGTTGGCTTCTGCAATCGTTGATGGTGGTTCCGGTATGAAAGCATATGTGATGAAGATTTCGAAGGAAGAGTATCAAGAAATCCAAGATGCATATGAAGAAATTAACCGGAAATCTGAAGAGACCATGCAACCCAATCGTGCTGATGGTGAATATGGTGGAGTTACAATTGATCGATCTGGTCGTAGGTAATCTCACTTATATTAGCCATCGATAAGTTAATCTTTAAATTTGGAGTTATAAATGGCTAACGTAAGTCGTGTGAATGGGTTTCGTCCCGTTAAGCACCTTGATGGTTCCCCGTGGAATGGTCAAGTTAACCGTTATTTTGCTTCTGCCTCAGACGGCACGGCAATTTTTAATGGTGACCTAGTTAAACTAGCAGCTGTGTCGGACACTCAAGGTCAAACACTTTTGAATGGTTCCCAATCGGTTGTTGGTGGTACACAAGGTGTTACTGCTTTTGTTGCAGGTACTGACACTCTGGCAGTTGGTGTTGCTGTTGGTTTCATGGTTAATCCGCTTAACCTAAATAGTCCCCAGTATCGTACTGCTTCGACAGCAATGTATGTTCTCGTCTCGGATGCTCCGGATACTTTGTATGAAGTTCAGGCTGATACTTCTACGTATCCATCTGGTTCTGCTGGTATTATTCCTTCGACAGGTATGACCAAGAACTATAACGTGTCGAACGCTGCTGGTGGTTCGACTACTACTGGTTTTTCTGGTATGCTTCTACAAACATCATCCGCTGCAACTACTGCAACTCTCCCTTTGAAAGCTTTTGGAGCAGTTCAGAAAGTTGATAATGATATTACTGCTCAAAACATCAAAATGCTTGTTTTGATAAATAATGATCAGTATAGCGGTGGTACTGGTACGGCTGGTGTCTAAGGAGAATAGAAAATGCCTGGTATTATTAATAGTTCTAGCTTTGCCAAGGCCCTTTGGCCTGGTGTAAATGCATGGTGGGGTAAGGCATACGATGAGTATCCGGTTGAATGGGATAAACTCTTCGAATCCTTCACATCGCGCAAGCAGTATGAAGAAGATGTTGGTATCACCTCGTTTGGTCTTGCTTCGGTTAAGCCGGAAGGTTCGCCGATTACGTATGACAGCGAGAACCAAACCTTTACGACTCGTTACACTCACATCGTCTATGCTATCGGGTTTATCATCACCCGAGAAATCATGGAAGATGACCAGTATGACGTAGTTGGTCAGCGTAAAGCTCAAGGTCTTGCCTTCAGCGTTCGCCAGACCAAGGAAGTGAACGGTGCTAACGTTTACAACCGTGCTTTCAATAGCTCGTTTACGTTTGGTGATGGCGTGTCGATGATCAATGCATCGCATCCGTTATTTGCTGGTGGTACGTTCTCGAACCAGATTGCTACGGCTGCTGACCTCTCGGAAGCTTCACTTGAGCAGGCTTGTATCGATATTGCGAACTTCACGAACGACCGTGGTCTCCGTATTGCTGTTCGTCCGGAATCGCTTATTCTTCCGATTCAACTTGAGTTCGAAGCTGAGCGGATTCTGAAGACCGAACGTCGTGTTGGTACGGATAATAACGACATCAATGCTCTTCGTGAGACTGGTCGTTTCCCGAAAGGCATCGTTCTTAACCACTACCTTACGAACCCACTTGCTTGGTTCATTCGTACGGACGTAAAGAACGGTCTGAAGATGTTTGAACGTCGTGGTGATGAATTCGAAATGGATAACGATTTCGACACTGAAAATGCCCGCTTCAAAGCAACTTCGCGTTATTCGTTTGGTATCACTGATCCGCGTGCTATCTACGGTTCGGCTGGTGTCTAATGTGTCGCAGGGTTTCGGCCCTGCTTTTCTGGAGATTTAAAGATGGGTATTAAAAACGTAGCGGATCTGGTTCCGCTCAATCCCACAATGGTCAGTCCGGATTATCCGACACGTAAGGTTTATCACCTTGTTCCGTTCTCGGTAGCTCGTACTGATACGGTTGCAAAGAAGGTCGCTGTTCTTCCTGCTGATGCAACGATTCTTGGTTTTCGTTTCTACATCCCGACTGCTTCGAATGCCGGGACGACCGCTATTGTGACTCTTACGGGTCAAGGTGTTGGTCCATCTGGTCAGACGTTTGCTTTCGGCACTCAGAACGTTTTGGCTGCTGCTGGTAACACGGGTATTATGAATGCTACGGTCAATACGTTGACGGGTATTTTTAATCTGGAGCGTCCACCTGCAGTTCAGACTTCTGGTGATATTATCATTTATGCAACGTATAGCGAAACTGGTACGGCATCCTCGACGGGTGGTCCGTTCTACTTCGTTATTGAATACGTGAGGTAATGGAAGGCCCCTTTTGGGGCTTTTCTCACTACTATGACCAGAATCGCAACCGATGGTGTATATGACCGAGGGGCTGCAATTGGCCTTGGTATTCTTGCTAATCAATCACGTGTAACAGCCCTTGGGCATTTGTCAACTATTGGAACTCCTCCAGCAGATGTTTGGGAAGGCGGTGGCCTTTTTCCTTTTCTTGCAGCAGCAAGTCAACTTGAAGTTGTATCAGCTTCTGCTAATGATACTGCAGCAGGTACAGGTGCTCGAACAGTTCTAATCTCAGGACTTGATTTAAACTATAATACAATCTCAGAATCAGTAACTCTTAATGGAGCCACTCCAGTTCCTACAGTAAATAACTATCTTCGCATTAATGTCTTTACTACAACTGCTTCTGGTAGTGGTGGTACAAATGCTGGAGACATTACTCTTCGAGTCGTTGGTGGAGGTACAACCCAATCTATTGCTCGTGCAGGATATGGATTTGGTAGAAGTTGTGTGTACACCGTTCCAAATGGATTTACTCTTTTCATTGTTTCAATTATTTGCTCAGTTTTGACGTCTCCCGGAGCCTCTCCTCCTGGATGCACTTTTGGTATTGCTCAAAGATCAAGTGCAAATAATCTTCGAATTCCACTTGAATTCCAAGTTACAGCAAATGTTCCATATCGTCACGATACGATTTATGGGATTGTCCTTCAACAAAAAACTGATTTTATGATGAGAGTGACTTCTGTTGCTAATGCTGCGTCAAACTGTGCAGCAGCTATGGAAGGTGTTCTAGTCAACAATAATATTGTCAATTAAGGATCTATAATGCGTCGAGTTGTTGTCTCTGTTACCGGGGTTGCTAATTCTGCAGCTATCCCCCTTGATCACCGGGCACAGGTGTTCAACGTAAATCTTGAAGTCGTAGTGTCCGGTTCGGAAACATATACTGTCCAATACACTCTAGATGATATTTATTCATCTGTTGCTCCGACTTGGTTTAACCATGCAACTCTGGCTGCCCAAACGACTAGCCAAACTGGCACGATTACTTCTCCGGTTTCAGCAGTTAGGCTTCAAGGCACTGCTGGTACTGGAACAGCTACATTGACGATTCTTCAAGCTTCGGGTCAAGGTTGATTTATGTTGGATAATTTCGATCTTCCTCTTGAGTATAAAGCATTCCTACAACAAATCCTGGATAATCCGAAGATCGACCACACTCCATCAAAAGAAGTTGATCAGATGTGGCATGATCATATTCTGGACACAAGATCATACCAAGAAATGTGTGAGAATGTATTCGGACGATTTCTGCATCACAAACCTGATGGCGATGGGTATTGTGCTACTGATCTGGAGAAATAATGGCTGCTAATCAGAATGTAACACAATTAACCCAACAGACGGGGAGTGCTAACACCACTTCCCTATTTTATGCTGTTACGGGAGGTGTAACTGATACTGGTCTTCCTCTCTCTGTATTTGTTAATAGTTTGGGGCTTACCGGTACTCCGACAGCACCTACAGCTGCTCCAGGTACAAACACCTCTCAGATCGCCACTACAGCCTTTGTAGGGGCTTCATATGCTCCTTTGAATAGTCCGGTATTCACAGGTACTCCGAACCTTCCTACGGGCACTACAGGGGTTACACAGACTGCTGGAAATAGCTCCTCGGCTCTGGCTACAACTGCTTTCGTAGCAACTAGTTTTGCACCACTGGCTTCACCTGCTTTGACAGGCACCCCTACGGTGCCGACTGCCTCTACAGGGACTAGTACAACTCAAGCAGCTTCCACAGCATTTGTTAGCAATACTTTTGCTTCCCCTCCAAGTCTGGGATCAACAACTCCGGCTAATGTGTCTGCTACAACTCTATCAGCAAGCAGCACAGTGAGTGGAAGTGGGTTTAGTACTTACTTGGCCTCGCCGCCGGCGATTGGCGGCACAGCCGCAGCGGCAGGTAGTTTCACTACACTCTCTGCCTCAAGTACAGTGAGCGGATCTGGATTCAGTACATATCTAGCGTCTCCTCCAAGTATTGGTAATACCACTGCAAACACGGGAGCATTTACAACTCTAAGTGCCTCTAGTACTGTAAGTGGTATAGGGTTCTCGACATATCTTGCTTCTCCTCCCGCAATTGGAACGACCACTCCAGCCGCGGGCAAGTTTACGACTCTCCAAGCTACTAGTACAATTACACCGTCAACTACTGCTGGTATTGTTGGGACGACTGCAGCAGACAGTGCTAATGCGGGAAGTGTCGGAGAATTTACTTCCAATTCAACTACTGGCACAGCACTTACTTCTGGTACAACGATTAATGCAACAAGTATCTCTCTGACTGCCGGAGATTGGGATGTT